GCATCGAGACCATCAAGCAGGAAGTTGAGGCTAGCTTCCTATCTGGCGGGGGCAAGACGCTCAAGCCAGAATGGTTCCAGATCGTAGACAGAGCCCCACCTAAGCGCGAAGGTATGTTCTATGTATCGTGCGACCTAGCCGGATTCCGCAAGCAGGAAGGGCGTAAAGTCCTCCGCACCGACGAGTCGGTTATAGTCGAAGTACAGGTTGTGGGAGATATCTGGTACGTGCTGAACATCCAGCACGGTCATTGGGATGTCCGCAAAGCGGCCTACAACATAGTCGCCACATTGCGCGACTACGACTCAGCGCGCTTCGGTATCGAACAGGGCATGGCTAAAGAGGCGGTAGGTCCGTATCTCGAAGAGTACATGCGCAACTTCGGCACCTATCGAACTATTGAAGAATTGAGACACGGCGGGCAGCACAAAGCCGACCGTATCACATGGGCTCTACAAGGCCGCGCCCAACGAGGGCGCATCAAGTTGGTCAGAGGGGAATGGAACGATTGGCTGCTAGGCCAGATCGCAGACTTTCCAGATCCGCTAGCACACGACGACGGCATAGACGCCCTCGCCTACATAGACCAGCTAGCGGTAGTCGTCTTCCAAGATGACTCAGACCTCGAACAATGGCAACCACTTGACTTGGATAGCGGGTACTAAATGAGCGTTCCTCTAAGCGGCAATGAAGGCATAGTAGACACGCCGGAATCTGTAGCACAGACCAAGCATGTCTCGTCTGACGGCTCAGGCGATGCGATTGCCACTTGGGTCATGGGTAAGGTTCGTGTGTGGGAAAACGCCCGCGAACGTGGCTATGGCCGTCTATGGTCCGAATATTGGCGCATGTGGCGCGGTAAATGGGCACAGGAAGATCAGCAGCGTCTATCCGAACGCTCTCGCTTGATCGCCCCTGCTATCGCCCAAGCTATCGAATCTAGCGTGGCTGAGATAGAAGAAGCGGTCTTTTCAAAGGACATCTGGTTCGATATTCCAGATGACCTAGACCAAGACCAGCAGGGCGGAGCCCTTGCTAGCCGCGATAATCTTATCCGCGACCTAGACAAGACGAACTGCCGTGATGCGGTCACGGAAGCGGTCTTGAATGCGGCCATCTTCGGTACGGGGATAGTGCAGATCAGCACTGATGTAATCACGGACAAGCGCCCTACGCGCAACGCCACTACTAAGGCGATGGAGCAAGGGACAGCTAAGAAAGTGGTAGTAACCGTTGAGGCTATCCGCCCTGATGAGTTCATCCCGGACCCGGCTGCCAAGAACATAGAACAGATGCTAGGTTGCGCTGTGCGCCGCGTGAAGACGCAGCACAGCGTCCTAGAGAAGATTGAAGCAGGGATCTACCGTAAAGAAGCTCTAGGCGAAGTACGTCCCCACGTCCGCTTGGCTAACTACGACGTAGACCGCGCGGTTGATCCGCAATCTATCATAACGATTGCCGACACCGACGAAGTAAACGTAGTAGAGTACCACGGCAAAATACCGCTGAGCCTACTAAACGCGCTTACCGAAGACAAGACGGCGCTAGACGAAGTTCTACGCTCTGTCAACCCTGACCGCGAAGGTGGGCAGGTGTCTGAAGACGGCCCTCTTATCGAAGCCATCGTGACGGTCTGCAACGACCGCGTGCTACTTCGCGCTATGGCTAATCCCTTCGTGATGAAGGACCGTTCAATCATCGCTTTCCAGTACGAAAAGGTTCCCGGCCGCTTTTGGGGCCGTGGTGTAGTCGAAAAGGGCTACAATCCGCAGAAGGCGCTAGACGCCACAATTCGCAGCTACATTGACGCCCTTGGCTATGTAGGCTCGCCTATGATCGGCATGGACTCGGGTCGTATGCAGCGTGGCTTTAAGCCAGAAATTAAGCCCGGCAAGATATGGCTGACACAAGGATCGCCCGATGAAATCATTCGTCCTATCTCGATTGGTCAGCTTGATCCTAACCTGTTCCAAACCGCTACCGAAATGGAACGCATGGTGCAGATGGGAACAGGTGCCTTCGATACAGCGAGCGCGATAAAGAATCAGAGCCAGTCTGGGGCTAACTCAGCCTCGTCTAACAGCATGTTGATGGGCGCTTTCGTGAAGCGCGCCAAGCGGGCGATCTTCAACGTAGACCGCAACCTGCTAACGCCGCTCGTGACTAAGTGTCTATGGCGCTACATGCAGTTTGACCCGGTACGCTACCCGGAACACTATGATTTCCAAGTCAAGACGACAATGGGAATCGTGGCCCGCGAAGTAGAAAGCATGCAGCTAACGCAGCTAATGCTAAGCCTGCCTGAAGAATACCATCAGGTTAAGCTGATCCTAGCGCAAGGCATAGTGCAGAACAGCACTATCGCCAACAAGACGCAGATCCTGCAAGCGGTCAATCAGATCCTTAATCCTCCGCCGCCTACTCCTGAGCAGCAGCATATGCAGAAGCTACAGCAGGAAGCCGCAGAAGCTGAACTACAGGACAAGCTGCTTAAGAGCCAGCTAACTATAGCTCAGATACGCGAAACCCTTGCCCGTGCCGCGATGGAAGGACACAAGGCTGGCGTATCGGATCAGCAGATCCAGATAGAGCAGGCCCGCCTAGCCCAAGAATGGGCGAATATACAGAACCAGAAAGACCAGATCGCGGTATCACGCGACAAGCTACAAATAGACCATAAGAAGGCTGATGCTGCCATGATTGCGGCAAAAAAGAAGCCTACAGGCGGCAGTTCTACGTAGGAATACAGGCTATAACCTGTAACTTTTGGGAGAAAGTTCTTGGAAATGAACGACATAAAGTTCCTCAGTGATGAGGACAAGACGCGCTACATGATGTACGACCGCCTGTTTAGTGCAGTCGGCTGGTCAGCAGTAGTGGCTCTATGCACCGAACTAGCCGCTCAGGCTACGAATCGTGCAGCATTCGCTAAGTCATGGGACGAAAACCGTCTCGCCATCGGCAACGGGTATGCATATACCCACATTGCCAACTTGCAGGATCTGACCGAATCCGAGTATCAGCAGAAGGCTGATGCGGCTAAGGCGGCAGCGCAGGCGGCAGACGAGAGCGAATTTGAGTAAGTTGATTCTCTACGATTTTGAGTGTCCGACACATGGTCTGTTCGAGGATCTGGTAAACCCTCATGTATATGAGGCCCCATGTCCCCGCTGTAAGACGAACGCGCGTCGGCAAATCTCTCCTGTGCGAATAGACCGAACGGCAATGGCTACGCAGAGCGGGGCAACCCCTACTTCAGTAGATCATTTCGAGCGGATTCACAAGCAGAGAAGGGCAATCGAGGACAAGCGGCATCGTGACCACGGCGACTACGGCCCTATGGCTGGTAGCGACGGCGGTGGCGGATACCCGGTTATCACCGATCCTGTTTGAGTAACTGAACCAGAATCCCATGAGGGACGGTAAGGAGTTTTATGACTAGCTTGGTAGACGTTGCAATCGAAGTACCCGGAAATCTAGACACTATCGAACGCGATCTTAATGACGCGGTAACTGCCTCGAAGACTAAAGGGACTGTTAAGACGGACACAGTAGACGATACTGTAGACGATGATATCCCAGTTAAGCTGCGTGGTAAGTCGCTGACAGAAGTCGCAGACATGTATCGTAACCTAGAAGCGGCGCATGGCCGCATGGCTAACGAACTAGGCACACAACGCCAGTTGTCAGATCGGCTGCTAGAACTAAAGCGCAACGACGACCTCGGGCAGAACGCCCCGTCTAAGAAGCCTGAAAAGGTGAATGTGACGGCAGCAGACTTGCTCGAAAAGCCAACCGAAGCTCTAGAGAGATTCGCTGATTCCCGCGAAGCTGCTGTAGTAGCGCAGGTAAATGACCGACTGAATCGTGTAGAGGCTGCCCTTGTGCAGCGTGAGTTTGCTGCAAAGCATCCTGACGCGAACACAGTGGCGCAATCCCCGGAATTCGTTGAGTGGGTAAAGGCATCACCCGTTAGACAACGCGCAGCGCAGGCCGCTGTACAGGGTCATTTTGGTGCTGCTGACGACCTATTGACTGAATTC